GAACATACCAAGCAGACCATGTGAAGATGTCTCCTGTAATCCTTGGAATTGATCCGGCACGGTTCGGTGATGACAGATCTGTAGTATTCCGTAGGCAGGGAAAGCAAGGCTTCAAACCTATTGTTTATCGAGGTATAGATAACATGGATTTAGCAGCAAGAGTAGCCAACCTAATAGAGGAACATAACCCTGATGCAGTCTTTTGTGATGCAGGTGCAGGTAGTGGTGTGATCGACAGACTAAGGCAGTTGTCATATGACGTTATAGAAATACCATTTGGAGGTAAGGCAACCAAACCAGAACAGTACATCAACCGTAGGACAGAAATGTGGTGGTTAATGAAGGAATGGATAGAAGAAGGAGGTGCAATACCGAATGACACCGCATTAAAACAAGAGTTAGCAACACCGATATATTGGTACGACAATGTTGGTAGGAAAGTATTGGAGAGTAAGGATCAGATCAAGAAGAGATTGCAGGGTGCAGGGTCACCAGATCTAGCTGATGCTCTAGCACTAACCTTTGCCCTTCCAGTAGCCAAGAAAGAGATGGAGGACATCTACATCAAAAGACGTAGTGAAGCCACACAAAAGAAGGAATATGACCCATACACCAGAATGTAACTTTGTCCGTGTAGCACAAGGTCTAGACGTAAAACCATTAATTAAATTATTAGATGCCAAACCTGAGTTATGGCAAGAAATAAAACATCGTCAATACTTTACTGGTACACCGCATAAAGATACGGAATCTATATACGTCAGAGGGCCACTAAAAATGACTCCTTACTACGTTATGTATGACATTGGATCATATGATTATCCAGCCATCAAATATTTATCTAGTGCATTAGTTCCATTGATGAAACCAGTATTGGAAAAACTTGTCGTAGATGATATTGGGCGAGTACTTATTGTTAACCTCAAACCTAGTGGTCATGTAAAGAAACATAATGATCAGGGAACGTATGCAGATCACTATTCTAGGTTTCATTTAGTTGTTAAATCCAATCAATATTGTAGCCAAACTTGCGGAAATCAAACCCAAAAATTTGAAGTAGGTGATGTCTGGTGGTTTAACCATAAAAAAGACCACACAGCAGATAATGTTGGCATGACTGACAGAGTGCATATAATATTTGATTGTGTTACTAAAAATTTCTTATGAATGGTGTGACCGTAACTGGCGATGATACCGCTACTGTTGAAAAATGTAGAGTAGCGACAACAACCATCGAACTCTATACGCTAGATAAGCTCAAGGGAGTAATCGAATCACTATTTGAAGAGCATTACGAAGAGATTGCTCGCAACAAAGCAGTGATGAAGTTAAAACCTAATTGGGATGTGTACTACAAAGCTGAAGAGCAAGGTACATTATTCACATATTTAGCAATGCAAGATGGTGTTTGTTTAGGTTATTCAGCTAACTTTGTAGCTAATCATTTGCATTATGCTGACCTTAAGTTTTGTCAAAACGATCTTCTGTTTATTAGTAAAGAACACAGAGGAAGTAGGTTAGGTTTAAAGTTAATGAAGGCTACGGAGAACCATGCCAAATCACTTGGATGCAAACTTATGTTATGGCACGCTAAAGAGGACACCACTTTGGCTCATATGCTACCAAGATTAAAATATGGTGTACAAGACATAATCTTTTCCAAGGAGTTATAAACATGGCCGTCACAGCTATTGTTGCCACAGTTGCCAGTACAGCAGTTCAGTATGTATCAGGCAGAAAGCAACAAAAACAGCAAGAAGCACAATTAGCGGAACAAAAAGCTGCTAACGCAAAATCCGCTGCTCAAGCAGAAAAAACTCAAGAAGCTAACGAACAAGCACAAAACAAAGCGAATAGAAAAGCAGCCGATGTTAGTGGTATTAATGCCGGAATAGAAGCAAGACAAGGTGCTGGTGGTGGTAGTACATTGCTAACTGGTCAAAGCGGTGTTGGAATGGACGAATTAAATCTAGGTGGTGGCAGTACATTATTAGGCGGTTAACAAATGAAAACCAAACGTGCCGAACTCTTAACACGGTGGGGTCATTTACGTTCTGAAAGGGCAACGTGGTGGTCACATTGGCAAGAGGTAACAACATATTTATTACCTAGAAATGGACGATATTTTGAACAGGATAGAAATAAAGGCCATAGAAGACATAACTCTATATATGACAATACTGGTACAAGAGCATTAAGAACATTGGGTGCTGGCATGATGGCAGGTGCAACAAGCCCTGCAAGACCTTGGTTTAGACTTGGAACGGCTGACCCAGATCTAAATAAATATCCACCTGTACAGTTATGGTTAGCAGATGTTACTGAACGTATGCAATTGGTGTTTCAAAAATCTAATACATATCGAACATTACACGGAATATATGAAGAATTAGGAGCATTTGGCACTGCTGGATCTATTGTTTTACCTGATAGTAAGAATGCAATCCATCATTACCCAGTAACGATTGGAGAATATGCAATTGCAAGTGATTATCAAGGCAGGGTAAATACTTTGTATAGAGAGTTTCAGAAAACGGTAGGAGAAGTAGTAAGAGAATTTGGATATAACAAATGTTCAACGTCCGTTAAGAATCTGTACGACAGAGGTTCACTAGACCAATGGATTACATTAGTCCATGCAATAGAACCAAGGGATGATAGGGAACGAGATTTTAGTAAAAAGGACAATATGAACATGAAATATAAGTCTTGTTATTTTGAAATAGGTGGTGATGGCGAAGATGTGTTAAGAGAAAGTGGATATCGAGATTTCCCTGCGATAGTACCTAGATGGGGTATAGCTGGAGGTGATGTTTATGGTAATTCACCGGGAATGGAAGCATTAGGTGACATAAAACAGTTACAACATGAACAATTACGCAAGGCACAAGGCATTGATTACCAGACTAAGCCACCATTACAAGTACCTAGCTACCTTAAAAACCGTGATGTAGACAGTCTTCCGGGTGGTGTTACGTTTATTGATGGTCAACAAGGCAAAATCGAAACTGCTTTTAACGTAAATCTAAACTTACAGCACTTATTACAGGACATACAGGATGTTCGTGGTCGTATAAATAGTAGTTTTTATGCTGATTTGTTTCTTATGTTGGCTAATGCTACTGATACAAGGATGACTGCAACAGAAGTAGCAGAACGACATGAAGAAAAACTGCTTATGTTAGGGCCAGTACTGGAAAGATTACACAATGAGTTGTTAGATCCATTGATTGACAATACATTTAATAGAATGATCGAAGCTGGATTAGTACCACCTGCCCCAGAAGAGTTGCAAGGCATGGATTTAAGCGTAGAATTTGTATCAATGTTGGCACAAGCACAACGTGCTATTGGTACTAACAGTGTTGATAGGTATACAAGTTCTATGGGCATGATTGCACAAATGAAACCAGACGTTTTAGATAAGTTTGATTCTGATAAATGGGCAAATGAGTATGCAAATATGCTTGGTATTAGTCCAGAATTAGTAGTAGCTGATAAAGAAGTTGCAAGAATACGTCAGGAAAGAGCAAAAGCACAGCAAGCGATGGCGCAACAACAGGCACAACAGCAAGCTGCTGACAACATGGCAAAAATAGGTAAGAATGATGCAGGTAATATGCAAGACATATTAAACCAGTTTAGTGGTTACAACTCACCATCACCTTTGGAGGTATAGCATTATGGATTTAATTGATTTAAAGAAAGACCCACAACCTGTTGACAGCAATGAGATGTACGAAGAGCCAATGTATAGCTACGGTTTGTGTATATCTTTAGGTAGAGAAGAGTTAGAAAAGTTAGGTATAGAAAAATTACCAGAAGCTGGCAGTGAAATGATGATTAAAGGTATAGCTTATGTCAAAACTGTTAGAGAAAGTAAAGAAAAAGATGGTGTCGAACAGAATGTAGAGTTACAAATAACAGCAATGGGCATAGAATCATTTGATAAAAGTGGTGATCAGGCCGATGCATTGTATGGTGAGAAGGCATCTGCCCCACCAAAGGCAACACCTGTTGCTGAAACTACAACTTATTTAGCATAGGAATTTATTATGGCTGATCCAAATTTTACAAAGATGTCTCCTGACTACAAAAAAAGGTTTAGAGAGATGATTGAAAAAGATAGAAAAGAAAAGGAAAAGAAAAAACAAGAAAAAATGCAAAAAGAAGCTAATAAAAAAGCACAAAAAGCAGCACAAAAGGCATCAGAAAATCAAAGAAAAAAAACCCAAACAACAAGGCGAGAAGAAATTGCAGACAAATTGTATGGAGGTAATAAATAATGTCATTTGGTAAAGCACTGCAAGATTTTCATGATAAAAACAGAGGAAGAATAGGAAGGAAGCCGGGTGAATTTAGTTTAAGTGATCTTGATAGACCTAAAAATAAAGAAAAAAAACCTAATGAAAGTATAAATGTTGCATTTGGGAAAAAAAAAGACAATAAAAAAGAAGGTGTTGTTACACGTTTACAAAGACGTAAAATAACAACTTATAAAACAATGGATGAAGCAGGTATGCTTTCAGAACAAGGTAGAAAAGAAATGGAAAAACTAAGATTACTTTACCCATCAATGTTTAATTAATTATGAGCTTATACGAAAACATCCACGCAAAGCGTAAAAGAATTAAAGAAGGTTCTGGTGAAAAGATGCGTAAAAAAGGACAGAAGGGTGCGCCAACTGATGGAGCATTTAAAAAAGCAAAAAAAACTAGTAGAGAAGAAATGGCTAAGAAACTTTATGGTTAGGTGTGACCGTAACACGGTAGTGACTAGATATATTAGAGCATGAGCGAATACAATCCTCTCGATCTTAAAAGTCAACAAAAATCTAAAGACAATAAAAAGTCTGCTGATAGAATTGAC